TTTGAAGTTACATCGGGATTGCAGAATCCAAGAGGTCAGACCAAGAAAGATGTGAAGAAAGGATATTACATTACAGACCACATACATGGAACTGCTGAGATTATTCTAAAAGAAGATATGAATGGTTTCACAATCTATGGCTTTGAAGGAGATTCCCTTATGCAGAAGAATGCTCTATACAACATAGATGTGTGGAAAGAACAAGTAGTTAGTATAATGAAAGGGAAACGTTCTACTTTTAGATTGGCTATCCGTAATGAGATATTAGATAGTGGTAGAGATAATCTAAGGTTTGAACAGATATTAGATTATGTTAATGACAAACATCAAGGAACTTTTCAAGACTTATTCGACTCTGACGAAGGAAGGTTAATGTCTTGGATGAAACAACAAGAAGATTTAGTTTATCTCCATCCTAACAAGTTTACTGCAAGAGAAGACGTATTGGAAAAAGATGTTGAAGAATTACAAAAGGAAGAAACAGGCAAATATACAATTAATCTTAGAGAAGATGATAATGTAGATTTAATCATAGAATACAAAGAAGAGCGTATGGGTTGGACTATTGATATTGAAGAGTCAGAAGACATATACGAATTGTTTGGTAAGTCAGGTAAGTATCCGGCTATTGTAATGAAGAATGCAGGTGAATCTAAGAAAGTCTTGGATAAAGGCAGTATAGAATTAGGTATTCAAAAAGATGGATACCATGAATATAGATTAGATGGAGATAAGTTCCAAACAAGAATGCACTTTAGAGTAGTTCCGTTAGATGAACAAAAGAGTTGGATAGCATGGACAGGAAAGAAACAAGAAATGTTAGACGATGAAGAGAACCCAAATAAATGGAATCTGAATGAAGATTCTTATGCTCAATTACCCTTCCCTTCGGATAAAAAAGAGTAATTATTGCTATTACTTCATATAGTAAGAGTGAAAAACATACCGATAATGCTCATGATGGATACTCCTCTGCTAAAGGCTGAGAGTAATCATGAGTTTACTATTTTGAAGTCTGACAACCTAATCATTGGTGGTTATGCTTCAATCGAAATAGTAGATAAGCAGAACGATTTAATCACACTTGAAGCATTGAATGATGCGGTTAAGAAATATATGTCTGATGAAAAATACAGAAATGTAATGTCTAACCATTCTAACGTACAAGTTGGAGAAGTTGTAGAGCAGTATAGAGATGCTAACGGAGTTTTGCATAAGACTGCCGTAGATGATGTAGGATTCTATGTTGTGATAAAACTACGAGATGACATTGAGAAAGCAAAAGAAATCTCAAGAGGAATTAGAAAGGGAACTCTACGTTCCTTTAGTATTGGAGGACAAGCCATTTCAAAGAAGCAAAGGACTTCTGACGAGTATGGTGAGTACAATGAGATAGACAGGTTGGAACTGCATGAAGTTACAATCTGCGAGAAGGGGATAAACCCCGAAGCAAAATTCGACATTTTGAAAATGGAGGAAAAAAACATGAGTGAAAAGTTAGAAAAAGCACTTGAAGAACTGAACGACCTGATGAAACAGGTTAGTGATGTTACTTCAACAGAAAATGATGACGTAACGAAGAACGAAATGGCCTATATGGACACCAAAGACGATGAGATGGCTATGGCTGATGATGAGTCAGACATGGACAAAGCAGACGAAGAAGACATGGATAAGGCAGACGAGGATATGGAGGAGAAGCAACTTGATGAGGATTCAACAAGGGACTACGATGCCGGAGAACTTGTTGTAGATGGCGGAAACCCAAAATCTGCACCTGCTGAACTAAAGTCATTTGGTCTTGATGGAGCAGACTTTGCTACCCTAGACCTATCTGCTGAGAACGTAGAAAAGGCATATGCAAAATACAAGGCAGAGAAGATGGAAGCAATGGCTTACGATTCTCTATCAAAGCAGTTTGAAGCCCGTCTTACAGAAGAGTTGTCTGTAAAGAAAGCGGAAGCAGAAAAAGCATCTTACGATGCTCGCACAGATGTTGCGGCTCTAAAAGAAGAGTTTGCTGAACTACGCAAGTCATTGTCCGAGAAGGACACAGAAATAAGGAAGGCACAGGAAGTAGCATTTGCTCTACCTGATGGAATGCCAACAAGCATTGAAGCGGCGGCTGATATGTCTTGGGAAGATATTCACGCATTAACAAGAGGTGATTAAATATGTCAGGATACATTAAAACATTGAAAGACCTAGAAGCAGCAACATACGGATACGGTGGAAACACTGGTAATGCTCTACTCAAAGCGGGTGGAGTTGTTGGAGGATTCGGAACTCCTCACGATGCAGCAAGTAATCCATTTACTGCGGCAGCAGGTCTTGGCGACCTTTACAACGTTCTGTATGGACAGAAAGTTTGGTCTATGCTAAACCAAGAAGTTAACCCTCTTGCTATGTTGGCTAAGAGGCCATACACATCTTCCGGTTGGAGAGTTCTAAAGAGCCGACCTATTGGTGGTAGTGGTTCAGAGTTCGCTACTGGTTCTAACGCTGTAACTGCAAACATTTCGTCTGCAAACGCAGCAACACCAAGAGCAGATACAATTGGTGGAGTTGGAGAAAACGCAGTTCTTGGAACTGATTTCGTTGCTCTTGCACCCGAATACACAAAACTGTATGTTAGCCCTAAGACTATTGCACACCTGTTTGAGTTCTCAGAACTTGGAATGGAACTTGCTGCAATTGATGATGGTGTCGGTGACATCAGAGCAATTGTTCGTGAGGACATGGGTAAACTACACGCAGAAGTTCAGAGTAAGATGCTAGTTATGCCTCTTGAGAAATACTCAGAGAACGGAACAACTGGAATTGAGAAGAACTACACTTCTCTACTAAAGATTGTTTCATCTGCTGCGGAATTGGCTCAAATGGCTGATGACGATGTATTCTACCACAATCAGACAAACAACGGTACGGCAGCACAACTTGTTGATGCAACTAGTATCTTTGGAACTGAGAGAACTGTAACTGTCAACACATCTGGTGGTAGTGGAAACTACACATACACTGGTGTTGCATCTTTCCTTGATGCAGAGGTTGACTTCGGAGCAAACTACACATCAGGCGGTTGCCGTGTACTAACTCTAAGTCTACTCAATGACATGATTCGCAGAATTAGGCAGAATGGTGGAAACCCGAAAGTTATCATTACCGGATACGATACCATCCAAAAGATTGCTGACTTGCTACAAAGCCAAGAGCGATTTATGGACAGGAAAGAGGTTGTTCCTACACACAACGGAGTTCGTGGTGTAAAGGGTCAAGAGGTTGGATTCAGAGTTGCAACATACTACGATATACCAATCATCCCTGCAAAGGATATGCCTTCTACTGGTAAGTCAACAAGCAACAGGCTTAGTGATATACTGATTCTTGACACTGACCACCTATGGCTATCTGTTATGAAACCAACCCAATACTTTGAGGATGGTATCACTAGTGGAAACCCATTCGGTGTTGGCAAACTCGGAAATCAGGGTATGTACCGCACTATGGGTGAAACTTGCTGTTCCTTCTTCAAGGGACAAGGTAAGATTACCAACCTAAAGAGTGCTTGATTTCAACACTGAATAAGTAAGTAAATCTGAAAAACGTAAAGTAGTAGCCTCTGCCCCGACAGTATGGGGCAGGGGTTACTGCCGAAAACAAAACAGAGGAAATAACATGGCTTATATTAGATTGAAAGAACATAGAACAAGAGGCGACATAGTAATACAAGGTGCAGGTGAAACGGTATATTCTATTAACGAAATACCTGTTGAAATACCTGCAAGAATTGCTGCACTTTACTTAGGTGACGAGCAAATGATTGTAGAGTTTATTGATAGTGATAAGAAAGACATCAAGAGTATGCCTGAAAATAGATTGGTTTCGATTAGAGAGCATTTGGGCTTAGATGAAGGTGCAGATGTGTTGAACGTTCTATATCCTAAGAAAGCAAAGACTACTGTTAAGAAGAAAGTTGAGGAGGTTGTTGAAACCGTTACTGAAACAGTTGTTGAAACTGTTACGCCGGAAAAGAAAACACCTGCTCCTAAGAAAACAACACCAAAAAAAGAACCTGCTAAGAAAACAACCACTAAGAAGGAAGTGGAATGATGGTAGGTGGAGTAGCGGGTAGTCCAGTCAGAACCGCTAGTGCAGTGTTGAATGTAGGTAACTGTAAGTTGAACAGCGTTCATTTTACTTCTACTGGAACTGCAACTCTAAAAATATACGACCACGATAGCACAAGTGTTGGTTCTGCTGATGAGGTCGCACGTCTAATTATAACCGCTAATACAACACAAGAGTTCGATTTGCATGGGAGAGCAATGGGAACAGGTATTACGGCAATATTGAGTGGTTCAGGGGGAGCATACTCTTGCACATGGAGTTGATTGCTTGCCAGTTATAGACACAGATACAAGATTAATAATGACCATGCTCTTTGTTGGAGCAGTAAGTGGACTGAACATTTACGTATACGCCTTAGTGGGAACTTCCTTCCCATATAGCGGAGTAGCCCATGCAGTGTTATTTGGAGTTAGCACTGTTGGTGGGATAATGATACTGAAAGTAATATTAGATTTAATCGCCAATGATTTCATCGAAGAGTTCTTACTAAAACGAAGAATAGATGCTTATTGGAATAGAAAAGCAAATGATGAAGAAAACAGAAAGAGGGTAAGAGAATCCTTAGTTCAGTTCCAACAGGCATATTATCAGAACCAACAAATGCAACAAAATGTTGTAGTTCAGCCAGTAAACGACAATACTCTAAGCCCTACTTTTTTGACACAGTTCCAAGAGTGAGGGTAAAGTATGGTCGGAGAAATCCTAATGGGATTCGATGAATCTACATTAGCCTATGACTTACAAAGAGCGCATTCTGCTGATATTTGGTTTCTAAGAGCAAGGTTCTACATTTGGGGTGCGGCAACGGCAGTAGGAACTTTTCTAATAGGTCACGCTTTGCCGATGTTCGGTGTTAATCTATACTCTATCTTTTGGGATGGGTTTGTCTCTTTTTGGAATCATCTATGGGGGTAGAGCCTAATGTCCGTGATGACGGGCTTTGCCATACTCATAGTTGAGGCTATGAATAAGATGTATCAACGTCTTCACTCTATACCGTTTGGTGTGTATGGTGCAAGCAAAGTAGGTAAAACAACGTTACACCACCAATTGAGAACAAGAGGAGAAGTCCCTTCTATTACTGATAGAACAGTTGGTTTACATCGAGCCACAAGAAAATATGTCAAACTTGATGGTGATGCTCATACTGTAAAAACTGCTGATGTTGGTGGAGAAACTGTTTACTGGAATGAATGGTTAGAAGATATGCGTGGTCGTCATGTGAAATATATTATTTTCATGATAGATGATAGACATATGGACAAACACTACGATATAGAACAGCAACTATGTTGGACATTTTTAGTTGATACTATTTGCTCATCTAATTGGAATTTGAACGGTAAAAAAAAGAAAAAGAAGCCCCATGATTATCCAATAGCAGTATCTATTTGGGCTAACAAATATGACTTGTGGAAAGACAAATATGACTACACCGGAGATATGGATAAACACCCTATATTTGAGTCATTTAAACCGGGTATGCAGAAGTTAAATGATAAAGGAATACCATGTCATAAGTATATTGTAAGTGCTAAATCTGATTCGGAGATGGTATATAGGGGAATCCTAACAATCATAAAGGACTACTAAGGGAGAGATGATATGTCTATGCAATTTCAGCCACCCAGTTTAATTGGCGCACAGTCAGCAAACACAGGAATGAACCCATTCCTTGACAGACTTTCTGCTGCAAGAGCGGCAGGTTCAGTCATGATTTATGAATACAAAAGCGTTAAGCCAAAAAAACAATTGAAAGAAATTATCAAGGTGCTTATGCCTGAAAAGAAAAAACTGTTAGGAATAAAATATGGTTTCAAATACAATGTAAAAGATAGATGTGTAGTATGTGGAACACAAAAAAATTGGGATGCAGGTGACTCAATGAGGCCACCCCTTCCTTTACATAAAGTGCGTAAAGGATATCCAATGAGAGGAACATATTGTGAGAAACACGCTCAGATACATAGACAGTATGAAATGTTAGAGCAACAAATGCTTGCAGAAGAACATGGTCTTTCTTTTAGTGCTTATATTCCATCGGCAAGAAGTTTGAATCCCCTAGCAAGTGGCCCTATGACTGGATTAAAACAAGATGACATTACCTCTCTATCATCATTGGGTTGGACTATCAAACCCCCTGTTGCTTTAGTAGAAACTAAAGAAGAAGAATTGTTCAGATTAATCATAGAAACCTATGGAATCAATAGTAGGATGAAAACACTATTAGCCGAAGGCACTAGGGTATCATCAGCACAAGACGAGGAGGATGTAGAATAATGGGACTATTCGGAACAAGCAACAGTTCGTTGTCAACTCAAATACAAGGTCAACAACAAACTAATTTCAAAGCAATGAACAACTTACTAACACTACAAGAGAATCATGTGGAAGACTTCTTCCAGTATCATGGAGAAGCATTTTTGGGTGCTTTAGAGAAGTTAATTGAAGATGTAGTAACACGCTCTGTAAGTCAAATGTTAACTAAGTTAGAGTTCAATCAGAGTTCAAGTGGTAATCTAACAATCGCTCCCGAAGCACTTAATGAGTTTACATCAATAACTCAAGAAAACATTGATTTAGATTTGGCTAATCTTTTGGCTACTGCTATCAATAGTGAAGTTGTTATGCAAAGGAGAATGGCTAAACAACAATATCTTGAAGCACAAGGCTTCTCTTCTCCTTCTCAGCCACAACCTACAACAACTCCAATGGGTATGAATCCAAATGGATTAGACCCTTCACAGATACAAGGTGGTAATATGGCAGTTGGTATGAATAACACCATGATGCAACAACAAATGGCTTTCAATAACCAATCAGGATATCCTGTTCCTCCTTCTGGATATGACAGTATGAACAATCCATATTGGATTGACCCCGCAACAGGCCAACCAACATACACCCCACCGCAGAGTGGATTAGGTTTAGCATCAGGACTAGGTAAAGCAGTTGCATGGGCTAAGTGGTTAGCATAGGATGGGGTCTGATGGATGGCGGAAATAAAAGTAACAAGTAAAGTTGTTGACGGGTTAAAAGTAGGATTTATTCTCAAACCTGAAAAGAAAAAACAATCCGTTGATGATTTGTTTACTGATGATGAGTTATTCAGAACTCTCACTGCTTTTATCTTCAATGGCGTTTCTAACACATCTCCGATGAAAGGAGTTCGTAGATTAACTAGAAAATTAGTTTCATTAGATGATTCTGATTATAGAGGCACAGACTTAGAGTTTGATGAAGCAGAGTATGAAAAATATCTCGATTCATACTTTAGTAAAATAGAGAAAGCACAATTAGATGAATTAGTTAATATGCTTGAAAATGTGAATTACGTTACTTCATCCGGTAAAAATAGAGCCTTTTCTTTGGGCTTCCGTAAAGAGTTGGCAAAAGAAAATATTAGACTTTTAGATTTGAGGAATGATTTGAAAGTTAGTAAATTATTGGGTAAGAGATACGGTAAAGGATTAGATGACACTGATGTTGATGATAGTGTGAAAGATAAGAAGTCTGCTGAGAAAAGAAGAGAGAAAAAATACGATGCAAGAAGCAGTAGACTGTTAGGGGCATTTGATAGAAGTGAACCTGCACTGTATCCATCAATATTAATGAAGCACATTACTATTTCAGGCGGAGTAGTAACTATTGATACAGAAGAATACTTCAAAGAGATTTTCAAGAAAGAAGGGTATGGAACAATAGGAACAGGTTCATTTCAATTTAATGTAGGTGGAGCATCTAAAGGAATATCAGAAGATAAAAAGGAAGAAGAGGATGAAGATTCTAAATTAGATAGAGAAGCAGAGGAACAAGCATTAGAAGAC